CGCGGTTCGAAACCGTGACCAGGTACCATGCTGCTTTAGCTGATGTGGTCATAGCGGCGGTCTGAAGAGCCGTTGAAGTTGGTTCGATTCCAACAGGCAGCACCATTTTGCTCCCATAGTATAATGGTATTACACGGCTTTGGTAAAGCCGAAACACAAGTTCAATTCTTGTTGGGAGCACCAATATTGGGAATAACCGACGGTTTAAATTCAACTTTCTCTTGCCTTAAAAAGTCAAAAGGTATAAAATACTTACTTGATGAAAAGTAAATGCAATGATGAACATTGGCTGAGATTTTTATAGGTTGATTCATAAAGATATATATGCCCCGGTGACGGAACGGTATACGTGTTGGTCTTAGAAACCAAATTCTGGGAGTTCGAATCTCCCCTGGGGCACCAATTTTCTGGCCATAGTATAATGGATAATACAGTTGCCTTCTAAGCAATCAATCCAGGTTCGATTCCTGGTGGCCGGACCAAATTTAGGAGTTACAAATGCCAGCAGTATTTTTAGTTAGTGACACACACTTTGGTCACGCTGGTGTGTGTAGGTTTACACGTAATGATGGTGTGACTAAGCTTCGCCCATGGGATAATCCAGAAGAGATGGATGAAGAAATGGTGAAGCGTTGGAACGAAACTGTTCGACCGAACGATAAGGTCTACCATCTCGGTGATGTGGTCATCAATCGTAAAGCAATGAGTATCTTACATCGTCTAAACGGTGATAAAGTATTGATTCGTGGCAACCATGACATTTTTAGAGATGATGAGTATCGTGTTCATTTCAGAGAACTTCGTGCATACCATGTGATGAACGGAATGATCTTAAGCCACATACCGATTCATTCAGAATCATTGGGTAGATTTGGTGTCAACATTCACGGGCATTTACATGCGAACCGAGTTCTTAGAACAGTACGAAAATCGATGGTGAGTAAACATGATCCAAGACCTTTTACTGTAGAAGAACCTGTGATTGATACACGTTATCATTGCGTTTGTGTTGAACAGACGGATTTCAGACCGATTCTTTTCGAAGATGTTATTAAGAAAATTAAAGAAGAGGGTGGTGAGGTTGGTTTCCGTAACGGAAATGGTCCTACGATGTAAAAGGGCTTGACAGAATAAAAATCATCCTATATAATAACTCTATAAAGAAAGAAGCGGGTATGGTGCTAGTGGTAACACAAGACCTTGCCAAGGTTTAGTTGTGAGTTCGATTCTCACTACCCGCTCCAAGTTTTTGCCCTATTAGTATAATGGTATTACACCGGTTTTGTAATCCGGGTACGGGAGTTCGATTCTCTCATGGGGCACCAAATAAAAAATGATGCCTATATAATAGGCGTCATTTTGAAGTACATTATATTGTTGTCGTTGGCCTTGTTGCTCCCTCAATATAGTGTACTTCAAAATGATATGCGGGTATTCTCCTGGGAGAGGACTTAGCCTTCCAAGCTAAAGAAGCCGGTTCGAATCCGACTACCCGCTCCAGTTTTATGCGGTGTGTAATAATACGACACGAGGTACCCCCTCATGTTAGCTGTGTGAATCAGTACACCGCTCCATTTTTGAGGATGTTATGAATATTATTCCATTGAAAAATAAAGTTTTAGTTGAACGAATTGAATCTGTTAAGAAGACTTCTTCAGGTATCATCCTCCAACGATCAGATGAACCAGACACTGCTAAAATTCTGGCAATCGGTCCAGAAGTTGAAGATGTTGCAGTTGGTGATGTTGTTTTACTGGATTGGAATGCAGCAATCAAAATTGAAGATAAATATATTGCACCATTAACAAGTATCGTTCTTATCTACGGAGAGTAATATGTCTGATGGAGGTAAAGGTTCTAATCCAAGACCATTCAGTGTATCACAAAAAGAATACGCTGATAATTATGATAGAATCTTTAGAAAAGATCCAAAAGAAATTCAAGATGCTTTGTTGGAAGACGAAGCATTCAAAATGATAGAAGAGCGTTCAAAACAAAAAACGCAAGATAAATAATTTGGCGGGTTGGTGAAATAGTATCACAGTGGGCTCATAATCCTCAGTTCCGGTGCAACTCCGTGACCCGCAACCATTACATCCGAGAAATAAATTCCGCTTCAGGAATTCTTGTTTTAGTGTTCTTACTTCCAAGAACAACAACAATTCTTCTTCCAACATCGGTGTCCAACATCATTACGATACAACCACCGGATGATTTTATATAACCGGTTTTACTAATAATAAAATCATGTCTCTTACCAATGATTGGATTTGTATTGTTAAACACCATCCAATTTTTGCGTATCTTAATTTTCACTTCCGACATTTTACTATACTGAACCAATTCAGGATAATCTTTTGCCATCAATATAACATCAACCAACTCTTCAGCGTTACTGACATTTCCAGAATCTAATCCTGTTGGTTCTGTAAATTTTGTATATGACAGCCCCTGTAAATAAACTTTCTTGTTCATTGCACCAACACATGCGGGCAAACCACCAGGATATTTTTCACATAGTAGTTTGGCTGCGTTATTGTCGGACTTAACGATTGAAAGTTGCAACAATTCTTTTCTGGTAAATTGGTTGATCTTTTCATCCAAATTTTGTTTGGCATCCAGAACAACCATGGCAGAAACAAGTTTTGTTATACTTGCGATAGAACGAATCTCTTTGGTATTTTCACCTTGAATAATTTTACCTTTTTCATCAGTTACCAACCAACTTTGTGCGGTCAGTTTTACTGCGTTTGCATTGCCAACAAAGAAAAATAAAGACAATAAAATAATTTTAAACATATCAATTCTCAAACTAATAATTTTATATAGTCATCAATTGGAAAGAGGATTGTCTAGAGCCTTTTTGATCTTATCATCAACTTCTCTTCTTAATGTTCTGATTTCTGTCTGTGTATCTTTTTGACCTTTAGCCACTTCCTGATTGATACGAACTATTTCTTGGTTGATTTCTTTAACAGTTTGATCGCTATATCTTCTAACTTCTTTAAGTGTACCATCCACCTCTTTTTTTACCTCTTTAACTGTTATTTCAGTATCTCTGTTGGCTGCTTTACTTGATCTTTCTAGATTTTCAACGACACTCTCAACTCTACGAACATCTTGTTTTAAATCATTCTTGATGTTGTTAGTGTACTCAGTCATTTTGCTAGTGTTTGCATCCAGAACTTCCATTTTCTTATACAGTTCAGTTAAGTCTGGTGTAACGTACTCAGCAATTTTCTTTTTCATGCTTTGATAGTCTTTGTAAACTTCAAATGCACCATACAATCCACCAAGTAATGAAGATGCCAGTGTGAACGCAACCATCAATTTTGCTGGAGTGAATTCATATCCACCAATTGAGATTACTGTATCTTTACTTGCATATTTTTTAACAGCGGCTTCCGCTTCATCAATTTTTTTATTAACGTCTTTAATTTCTTCGGACATTTTATTTCCTTATTTGTATTGTTGATTGATCATTTCTTGGTGTAATCTATCTGTACCACCAAACAATCTAGATGTGTTACGATTTTCAATCACTTTTTGGCCACCATAAATTGAATATGGTTTATAACCAGTGGCATCACTCAATGTTGCTTTACCATAGGCATCAAATCCGGGTGTGAAACCCATTGCTTGAATCACCACATTTTGAATTTGTTTCTGAGATTCCATGTCGGCTGCTTTACCCATTTCATTGGCAAGGTTTTTACCTTTTTCTGCTGCTTCCGCTTTTGCTGCTGCTTCTCTTCTTGCTTGTAGTTCTTGACGAGCGGTTGGTGCAGATTTGGAACCACCGCTTTGTGGGCCTTGTGCCGATTGAGTTGAACCACCTGCTGCGCCACCTGATGGTTTTTCTCCACCCTCATTTTTAGCTGAAGCTGCTGGTCCAGGAGCACTAGGTGCGGCCGGCGCAGGTGCAGGAGCCACTAACTGAACAGGTGCTGCGGGTGCAGCTGCTGAGTTTGTTGTCGGTGCTGGTGTTGCGATTACTTTATCTACGTTTGTATCACCAGTTCTCGACACACCAACAGAAACTGAACCGTCCGAACTAATTGATGTTGATGCAGTTGTAGTTGAGACTGTGCTAGATGATGGATCATTTCTAGCAATTACTCCTGCCGTTGCAACAGTTGATGCCATGCCTTGTTGTTCAAGTAACATTTTGGTGGCATATGCGGTTGCATAATTTGGGCAAGTCTTATCATACAAACCATCTAAACTACACTGTTGTGCTTTATATGCTTCTGCATATCCAGAACAAGTTGTGGAATATAATGCATTAATAGAACATTGTTGATTCAAATATGCGGCTGCATAACCCGAACATGTTGTTGAGTATAATGGATTAAAAGAACACTGTTGGTTGTGATATGCTTCTTGATATCCTGGACACGTAGAATTATACAATGGATTAATTGTACATTGTTGTTGTGTATATGCAGCTTGATAACCAGAACAAGTTGTGGAGTACAATGGATTAACTGAACATTGTTGTTGTGTATATGCTGCTTGATAACCAGCACAAGTCGGTGAATACAAAGGATTGCTTGTACAGGGATCAATAACAATATCGGGTGTTTGACCAGTGGTCACTTGTGTCAAACCAGGAATAGTAAAGTTCTGGTTCAAACTACCTTGTTGTATGACTGCAAATTCACCTTTGGATGCATCACCAATAACACCAATCGCTGGAGTGTTCATTGATATCAGTGCGCCTGTCCAACGCATATCGATATTTCCAGTGCTATCAATCTTCAATTCGAAACTGGTTTTATTTTGAGGAGCACCAAGTCTTTCAACATTATACCAACCATATGTCATACTATTCGAATTGCCGAGTGAATAGTGATTATTGCCCGAAGCACCATACATATCCGTTTGCATCATCAGAATACTATAATTGTATGCCGGTGATGTGTTTCTATCAATAGTTATACCATTACAACAAAACGTGTTGTTAGATGGAAACCCAGTGACAGGTGGACCGAACTGTACTGTGCCATTACTGTACATCGTAGAATTATTAAATGTTCTATCGAAAAATGGAAAATTAAAATCTAAAGGAACATTTGCCCAGCTATCATCCCACAATTCATATCGTGTTGCTGCTGGATTGTTGTTTATGTTCTGTAATGGCTGTGGATTAGCCATAAAGTTTAAAGACAATGGGCTTCCAGGAATTGGAATTGTGACTATTTGTGCTTGTGATACCGAACAACTCAGCACACATGCAACCAATAAACTCCACAGTTTCATTAGTCTTTACTCTTAACTTTTTGTGGGATACGATCCGGATTTGCTTCCCAAATTGCTTTGGCTTGTTCGCCAATTTTACCATCGATTGGGCAAGGAGTTCCAGCATTCATCATTGCTGTAAATACTCTTTCATCTTGACACATAATAGCAACTGCTGCTACTTTCATACCCATATCATATGTTGAACGAGCTAATTTTAATCTTTCGCAATTTTTATCTGTCATTGTGGCACCAAAGGAGATGCCGAGAATTTGTGTTTGAGTTGCACCAGAAACGGCGACAGCACAAACATCGCTATTGATGACTGTGACGCCAGGAGCCACTGCTGTTGGTGGTGGAGATTTTACGGTTGTTGTGCTTTCAGAAGTGGATTGTGTGGTGCTTCTACTAGTCGAATCAGTAACAATGGGATCAGCCATTGCTGGGAATATCGCCATGACAAAAAGCACCGGTACGGCAAGCTTTTTGAACATTTTTACCTCTATTTTAGGTGTGTTGACATGAAATGAAATTTATGTTAAAATAAACTTCATAAGTATTTATACAACTATGGAAGGTATGTCTATGAAAATCATGTTATTCAAACTTGTAACACACGAAGAAGTCTTGGCTGAAGTAAGTGAAGAAACGGATACGACTGTGGTATTAACAAATCCTGTTGGTGTTGCGGTTGTTAGGGGCAAAGATGGTGCACCGAATGTTGGATTCGCACCCTTTCCACTTCATGCAGAACAAAAATCTGGAACACAGGTTGCCATTCAGAAGCAACATGTAGTATACTCCTATGTTCCTGCCGATGATTTTGTCAATAATTACAATCAAATTTTTGGCACAGGAATCATTCTACCCAAACAACAAAGCATCATTACCGGTTAATGTCTAACTTCTATACCAATGTTCAAGCCATAGGCGGCAAGATCCTGTATCGCGGGATCATGGACGGAAAACGAATCAAACAAAAAGTTGATTATGAACCGTCACTGTATCTGCCTGCCAAAAAAGATAAAGGCACCCACAAATCTCTTGACGGATTGGATTTGACAGAGAAACGTTTCGATAGCATTTACGAAGCGCGAGAATTCTTTAAGAAATATGATGGCATTCCTGGTGCACCAAAAATCTATGGCAACACCAGATATGAATATGCATTCATTGCAGATCAACATCCCACGATGGTTGACTGGGATCAAGATAAAGTTTCGGTGGCAATTGTCGATATTGAGGTCGGTTCAGAAAACGGATTCCCAGATCCTTATCTAGCCAACGAACCTATCACGGCGATTGCAATCACCTATATGAACGGCAAAACTTATGTGTTTGGTTGTGGTGATTATGAAGTTCAAGGTGATGAATTTTATATCAAGTGTAAAGATGAATGGACTCTTTGCAAGAAGTTCTTGATGTTGTGGTCAGACAATTGTCCCGATGTTATCACTGGTTGGAACACAAAGTTTTTCGATATCCCATATCTTGTCAATCGTTTTCGTAAGATTCTTGGTGAAGATGAAACCAAGAAACTGTCGCCGTGGAATTACATCTCTGAACGGAGAACCAATATTAATGGCAGACAGTTGATTGCATACAGTTTTGTTGGTGTCGAATCACTAGATTATATCGAACTATACAAATGGTATGCGCCAGGCGGTAAGTCACAAGAATCCTATCGTCTTGATAATATCGCAAACGTAGAACTTGGTGAAGGTAAAATCTCTTATGATGAGTATGAGAACCTGCATCAGCTGTATCGTTTGAACTTCCAAAAGTTTATTGAGTATAACATCAAAGACGTTAAGCTGATTCTGAAACTTGAAGATAAATTGAAGCTGATCGAACTGGCACTCACTCTTGCATATGATACCAAGTGTAACTATGAAGATGTGTTCGCACAGACACGCATGTGGGATTCTCTGACATATTCCTATCTTCTTCAACAGAAGATTATTGTACCGCCACGTGAAATACAGGATAAAGATTCCGCATTCGAAGGTGCATATGTGAAAGAACCACAGGTTGGTTTGCACAACTGGGTTGCAAGTTTCGACTTGAACAGTCTGTATCCACACTTGATGATGCAGTATAACATTTCACCAGAAACACTGATTGAACCAGAAAACTATACGCCTGAAATGCGTGAGGTTCTTTCTAGTGGTGTTGATGTGGAAAAGTTATTGCACAAAAAGGTCGATACTAGTAAACTTGATGCAGCACTCACTCCAAACGGACAATTCTTCCGCACAGACAAACAAGGTTTCTTGCCAAAGATGATGGAAGAGATGTATGTTGATCGTAGCAAATTCAAGAAGATGATGTTGGCTGCGAAACAGGAATATGAAAACGAAACGGATGATTCGAAGAAGTATGATATCGAAAAACGTATTGCACGTTACAATAACCTGCAACTTGCAAAGAAAGTTTCGTTGAACTCCGCTTATGGTGCGTTGGGTTCTCAATACTTCCGTTTCTATGACTTGCGTATGGCACTTGGTGTTACCACAGCAGGTCAACTATCCATTCGTTGGATCGAAAACAAGATCAACGAATACATGAACAAGATTCTTAAAACAGAAAGTGTTGATTATGTCATTGCATCAGATACTGACTCGATCTATCTCAATCTTGGACCTCTGGTGCAATCTGCGATGGGGGACAGAAGTAAAGATATTAACAGGACGATATCCTTCATGGATAAAGTTTGTGAGGATAAGATTCAACCGTTTATTGACAAGTCTTATGGAGAACTTGCTGACTATGTTAAGGCATAT